CTTCTGGTTTGTGGGGTGTAGATGCACAAGGTGTTACTTTCCATTCACTTGGTAACAATACTTATTCATTCGCTGGTGGTGGAGATTATTCTTCCACCGGTGGATATGAAGCTACCTTGGGTAATCTTAAGACATCTTATGAGCTCTTCTCCAATAAGGATGAAGTTGCAGTTGATTATCTATTGATGGGCCCTGGTTTGAGTGCAGAGGCTGAATCACAAGCAAAAGCAAACCTTCTTATTTCACTCGCGAGTGGAAGAAAGGATTGTATGGCTGTTATTTCACCTCATAGAGCTAATATTGTTAATGTTCCAAATACAATCAATCAAACTAACAATCTCCTAAGATACTATAGCGCTCTATCATCTTCCTCTTACGCGGTATTTGATACTGGTTATAAGTATACCTATGATAGATTCAACAATGAGTTCCGTTACATTCCAACCAATGGTGATATCGCTGGTTTGATGGTTAGGACTTCTATTGAAGATTATCCTTGGTTCTCACCAGCAGGTATTCAAAGAGGTGTTCTCAATAGTGCTGTTAAACTGGCTTATAGCCCCAATAAAGCACAAAGAGATCTTCTGTATGGAGCAAGAGTTAACTCTATCATCAACCAAAGAGGAAGTGGTATTATCTTATTTGGTGATAAGACAGCCCTTAGTTACTCTTCAGCATTTGATAGAATCAATGTTAGAAGACTATTCCTCACAGTGGAACAGGCACTTGAAGGAGCTGCTAACTCACAACTCTTCGAAATCAATGATGTGAATACCAGGTCGAACTTTGTGAACATTGTGGAACCTTACTTACGCGACATTCAAGCTAAGAGAGGTTTATATGACTATCATATTGTTTGTGACAACACAAATAATACTCCTGATGTTATTGATAATAATGAGTTCAGGGCTGATATTTTCCTTAAGCCCACTAAATCAATTAATTATATCACCCTAACTTTCGTTGCCACCAGAACAGGTGTCGCATTCCAGGAAGTTGTAGGAACTGTTTGATAAAATACAGTCCTAGGTAAGCGTGCCGGGTCGCATTTAACATAAGGAGGAATTAAACCAATGGCTGCCACTAAAACATTATCAGCTTTTAAATCAAGATTATCTGGAGGCGGTGCACGCCCCAATTTATTTGAAGTTTCTATTGCATCATTTCCATCATCTATCCAAGATGCTTGGAGTGCTGATGAAAATGAGAGCTTCAAATTTCTATGTAAATCATCAACACTTCCCGCTTCTAATGTAGCGAATGTGGATGTTCCTTTTAGAGGAAGAATCCTGAAGGTTGCTGGAGATAGAACCTTTGATCCTTGGACAGTTACTGTCATTAATGATGAGGATTTTAAAGTAAGAACAGCCTTTGAAAGATGGGCTAATGTAATGAGTAAGTTGGATGACGCTACTGGCGTTTCTAACCCAGCTTCTTATATGACAGATGCTGAAGTATCTCAACTTGGTAGAGGTGCTGCTCTTAATTCTTCTGTTAATGATGGTGGTGAGAGTGTTATTCTTAGAACTTATAAGTTCTATGACATCTTCCCAACCGCTATTACAGAGATCGCATTGAGTTATGATACTGGTGACACAGTTGAAACATTCGATGTCACGTTCCAGATTCAGTACTTCACTATTGGAGCTTCCAGTGGTGACACTACCCTAGGACAGAGCAGCATCAACTAACATAAATACTAAAAGGTAAACTTCTAGTAATTATTGATATGGCGAGGCTATTTGGTTTCTCAATTGAGGATACAGAAAAAACTCCACCCGGTGTAATATCTCCGGTTCCTCCTAATAATCAGGATGGATCGGATCATTATGTTAGCACTGGGTTTTTTGGTTCGTATGTAGATATTGAAGGTGTATATAGAACAGAGAACGATTTAATAAGAAGATATCGTTCAATGGCACTTTATCCAGAATGTGATAGTGCTATTGAGGATATTGTAAACGAAGCAATTGTATCAGATACAAACGATAGTCCTATATCTATTGAACTATCTAATTTAAATGCTAGCGATAATATTAAGAAAGTAGTTAGAGATGAATTTAAATATATCCTTGAGCTATTAGATTTTGATAAAAAATCGCATGAAATATTCCGAAATTGGTATATTGATGGTAGATTATACTATAATAAGGTAATAGACCAGAAAAATCCTCACGAAGGTATTCAAGAATTAAGGTATATTGACGCTTCTAAGATACGTTATATACGTCATTTGAAGAAGGAAAAGAACGATCAAAGGGGATTTGAGAATAGTCAGTCTAGAGACAACCCAGAAAACTATAATTTTCCTGAGATTGAAGAGTACTTTATGTACAACCCTCAAGGTTTTGATAAGGGGGGATCTTTAGTATATTCAGGTTCTTCTAATCCTCAGAAAGCTATTAAGTTGGCACGTGATTCTGTTACTTATTGTACTTCTGGACTGGTAGATAGAAATAAAGGTACTACTCTTTCTTGGCTTCATAAATCTATTAAGCCTCTTAATCAGTTAATGATGATTGAGGATAGTCTTGTTATTTACAGATTATCAAGAGCTCCTGAAAGAAGAATTTTCTATATTGATGTGGGCAACTTGCCTAAGATGAAGGCAGAACAATACCTTCGTGATGTGATGATGAGGTATCGTAATAAGTTAGTTTATGATGCTAATACGGGTGAGATTAGGGATGATAAGAAGTTCATGTCTATGATGGAAGACTTCTGGTTACCCCGCCGTGAGGGAGGGCGCGGAACAGAAATTACTACCCTACCTGGCGGGCAAAATCTTGGTGAGATTACTGATATCAATTACTTCCAAAGGAAGCTTTATAGATCATTGAATGTGCCTGAAACCAGAATTGATGGTGAGGGTAGTGGATTTAGTCTTGGTAGATCTTCAGAGATCTTGAGAGATGAAATCAAGTTTAGTAAGTTTGTTGGTAGGATGAGAAAGAGATTCTCATCTATGTTTAATGATATGTTGAAGACCCAATTACTCCTGAAGAATGTAATTACTCCAGAAGATTGGGAGAAGATGGCAGATCATATTCAGTATGACTTCCTCTATGATAATCACTTTGCAGAGTTGAAGGATACAGAATTGACTACTGAAAGACTAAACTTGGCTAGTTTAGCTGATCCATATGTAGGTAGATACTACTCAGCTGATTACATTCGTCGTAAGATTCTTCGTCAAACTGATGAGGAGATTATTGAGGAAGATAAGCAGATTGAGAAGGAAATTGCTGATGGTAGGATTCTTGATCCTATGGAGATTCCAGATGAAGCTCCTCCAGAAGCTGCTGTAACTCCTGATGCTATGGTTACTTCACCAGCACCTCCTAATAAAGATCCAGAAATCGCTGATTTTACTAAGGATGAAATGAAGGGTGGAGAGTTTTAATAAATAAAGTCGTGTAATAACTTTAGATATGGATGAATTAATGGATATTCTTGCAAATGACGATTCAGCTGCACAAGCAAGTGATAAAATAAAAGATATTCTTTTTGCGAAGAGTGCTGAGAAGATTGATGATATTAGACCCAATGTGGCAGCATCTTTATTTGATCAGGACGTAGATTTGGACGATGGAGAGGAAACTGTTGATGAGTTTGAATCTGATGTAGAATTGGATGATGAGGAAGATTCAGAAACTTCAGTTGCTGATCCTACTATAGGAGATCAACTTCCAGTTGGAGGAGCCGTTTAATTTTATAAATAACTCCGTATAGGAATATTGTAATTTAAAAAATAATGGCTCATAAACCAGTAGGAAATTGTGTTACTTTTGCGACGTCAGCTACGTCAGCTCAATCAACTGCAATTTCACAACAATCAGATACTTTGAGAGTTGTTTCTGTTGGACAAAATGCATATGTTAAAGTTGGAGGTAATTCAACTGCAACTACTGCAGATTACTTCTTGTTATCTGGTATACCAGAAACAATTAGTATTGGACAACCAAGTGCTCAAAGGGTAGTTGGAATTACTACAGGCACTACTACCACTATTGATTTCCCAGAGGGCACTGGATCACCATTTGCTGCTGGAGATTATGTCACTCTTAGCGTAATTGGAGCAAGTGGACAAAGTGGTTATGATTTTAGTCACAAAGAAGTTCAGTCTGTTAATAATACAGCTGGTGTTAATGGTTATTTCAGTACAAGAATTGTAGTAGATAATGATTCTTCTAGTGGAAATCCAGCAGCACTTCTTGAATCATCATGGGCTGAATTGAGACTATCAGTTAAAGTAGCTGTTAAAAATGTGTCTGGTAGTGGTAATGCTTATGTACAACAAGTTCAAGTTTCAGGAGGAGCCTGATGAAATTAATCAGAGAAGAAATTGAAACAGTAGAATTTATCGTCGAAGAAAAGAACGGTAAAAAGTCTATGTTTATTGAAGGTATTTTCTTGCAAGGCGATCTTCAAAACAGAAATGGTAGAATGTATCCTATGAGCGTTCTGAGAAAGGAAGTTCAAAGATATAATGAAAACCACATTCAATCAGGTAGAGCATTAGGAGAGCTGGGTCATCCAGAAGGTCCTACTGTCAATCTTGACAGAGTATCCCATAAGATTGTTTCACTTAAAGAAAGTGGAGCTAACTTTATTGGAAAGGCTAAAATCCTTTCTACACCAATGGGAAATATCGCCAAGTCCTTAATTGGTGAGGGAGTTAAACTGGGTGTATCTTCAAGAGGCATTGGTTCTCTTAAGGCAACCAGAGAAGGTGTAAATGTTGTCGGTGATGACTTTATGCTTTCAACTGCTGCTGATATTGTAGCAGATCCTTCAGCTCCAGATGCTTTCGTAGAAGGTATTATGGAAGGTAAGGATTGGGTGTGGGATGGTGGTATCCTCAGAGAGAGGGCAGCCGCTAAAACATACAAGCAAATTAACACTCTAATTGATCAAAAACAATTAGATGAGCAGAAATTAAATGTTTTCAATAACTTTCTAAGTTCATTGTAAAGTTTTAATATTCTAAATAAGTATAGATTTTAATAGGAAAAATCGGAGAGTCCAACAATGTCCCGTGGAGACTTACAAGAAATGGAGCAATCTAAAACTGCTGTGAATGCTAACGCTGCCGCTGGTGATCAAGCCATCGAAAAGCTACCTGGTAATAACTGGGAGGATCTTGGAGGTCCTTCACCTGAGAATTATAGTCCAACTAATGATTCCGCTAAACTTAAGGAACCAAAAATTAAGACTGTAAAGGATGTAGTTAACAGAGGAGCTAAAGCAGCTGAACCAATGCAGAAACTAGCTAAGGAAGATGAAGCTTCTGAACTACAAGATGATCAGGAAGTTGTTGTGGAAGACGAAGTTACTACTGATAAAGTAGTGGCTGAGGAAGAAACCCCTGAAGCTGAGTATGACATGGATGAAGATGTCAACGCACTTCTAGGTGGTGAAGATCTTTCCGAAGAGTTTAAGGCTAAAGCAAAGACAATCTTTGAAGCCGCTCTTAATTCCAAAATCAAAGAAATTCAAGAATCTCTTGAGGCTCAGTACTCAGAGAAACTCGAAGAAGCTAGGTCAGAGGTTAAAACATCTTTGACTGAGCGAGTTGATTCTTATCTTGAGTATGTTTCTCAAGAATGGATGACAGAGAATCAACTAGCCATTGAGCATGGACTGAAAACTGAAATGACTGAATCCTTCCTTGAAGGAATGAAAGGTCTATTTGAAGAGCATTATGTACAAATCCCTGAAGAGAAATATGATGTCCTTGAGACTATGGTAGAAAAACTTGATGACATGGAGACGAAACTCAACGAGCAGATTGAGAAGAATATTGGCCTCAACAGAAGACTCGCTGAGTCTGAAGCTGATGGTATTCTAGCTCAAGTTTCTGAAGGCTTAGCAGCCACTCAGAAAGAGAAGCTTGCAACACTTTCTGAAAGTGTAGAGTTTGAAAGTGAAGAAGAATATCGTGACAAGTTGGAAGTATTGAAGGAGTCTTACTTCTCAAGAACACCAACCTCTAAGTCCACCAGTCCTGAAACCCTTTCCGAGGGTGTAGATTCCACTCCTGAGCCTTCTGCTCCTGGAATGGACGCTTATCTCAGAACATTAGGTGCATTTAGAAAATAACCAACTGAATTTAACATTAATTCAAACACAAACACTTTAGATAGGTAAACAAGCAATGTTCCAATCCGAACATCTGCAGGAAAAGTGGGCCCCCCTTCTAGACTATGAAGGTCTTGATCCAATCAAAGACTCTCATCGTAGAAGCGTTACCGCTGTCCTGTTAGAAAACCAAGAAAAATTCCTTAAAGAGGAGCAAGCATTTAACTCAGGTATCAACCTGATGGAAGCTCCTCCTACCAACTCTGCTAACGCCGTTAACGCTGGTGGTGGTTTTGGTGGTAGTGCAGACCCAGCCGGCCCTGTTGCTGGTTTCGACCCTGTTCTAATCTCACTGATTAGACGCGCAATGCCTAACCTAGTCGCTTATGACTTGGCTGGTGTTCAACCAATGAGTGGTCCTACTGGACTCATCTTCGCTATGCGTTCCAGATATGAGGCTCAGGGTGGTTCTGAAGCACTCTTCAACGAAGCTGATTCAGCATTCTCTGGACAACCCGCATTCAACCTGGATCCAGCTGGTACAGCTGCTACAGCAGGTATGGCTGACGCACTGGTTGGTTTAGGTACTACCGCTCAAAGTGGTACTAACCCTTCAGTTCTTAATCCTACTGGAACTGCCTCAACTTCTACTGGCGCTTATAACGTTGGTGAAGGTATGGTTACTGGAGACTCGGAGAACTTAGGTTCTGGCGATGGTGTCCAGTTCGGTCAGATGGCCTTCAGTATTGAGAAGGTAACTGTTACAGCTAAGTCGAGAGCACTGAAAGCTGAGTATAGTTTAGAACTAGCTCAAGACCTCAAGGCTATTCATGGCTTGAACGCTGAAGCAGAACTGGCTAACATCCTCTCTACTGAAATCCTCGCTGAGATCAACAGAGAAGTTATTAGAACAATCTACAAGGTTGCTGAGCAAGGAGCTGTTTCAAACACAGCTACAGCTGGACAATTCGACCTTGATATTGACTCCAATGGTAGATGGTCTGTTGAGAAGTTCAAAGGACTTCTATTCCAGATTGAAAGAGACGCAAACGCAATCGCACAAAGAACACGTCGCGGAAAAGGGAACATGGTTCTCTGTTCAGCTGATGTTGCTTCTGCTCTTACGATGGCTGGCATCCTGGATTACACCCCTGCACTCAATAGCAACCTGAATGTTGATGACACTGGCAATACATTTGCTGGTACAATCAATGGTAAGTTCAAGGTTTATATTGACCCATATGCAGCTAACCTAGCTTCTGCTAACTCTCAGACTAACTCTGGTAATCAGTATTATGTCTGTGGTTATAAAGGTTCTTCACCTTATGACGCAGGTCTATTCTATTGTCCATATGTGCCTTTGCAAATGGTACGCGCTGTTGGGGAGAACACCTTCCAGCCGAAAATTGGCTTCAAGACCAGATATGGTTTGGTTGCTAACCCATTCGCTGAAGGTACTACCCAAGGTCTTGGCAGACTTAGAATCAACTCTAACCGCTACTACAGACGTGTTGGGGTCAAGAATTTGATGTGATTTAATGGTACAAACCATATCACTTTTTGTTACAGGGGACTCATTGAGTCCCTTTTTTATGCTATGATATTATTGGAGAGTAGTTCTATTTTATGAAAGCAATTGAGTTGGGCAAGACAGATGTTTTTCATTGTCCTGCATCATTTGGGACTTTATCACAGGAACAAGTAAATAAGTTATTTACTGATGGTAGAAGAGCATCTGGATTTCTTGAAATTCAGTTAGAAGAATGGTATGATGGATTAGAATTTAAAGATGGTAAAGGGTATGATCATATAAACAAAAATATTCCAGGTCAATTGTATGATGCTAAATGTT